AAAGAAGAAGGTGTGATAGCTGAAATTAAAGAAGCTAAAGAAGAAGAAGAAGAAACTACTGAAGAAGTTACTGAAGAGGAAGCAAGAAGCGAAGAAGACGAAAAAGAAATGTATAAAGAAGAAACTAAAGCACCTAAAAAAGTAATTGAATCAATTACAAAAGAATCTTTCTTTTCTGAAATCGAAAAACTTAAAGAAGAAAACGAATCTTTGAAAAAAGAACTTAGAGGTTTAAAATTAAGTTCAGTTGAAAACACGGAAGTAAAAGAAACTGAAAAAGAAAATGGATCAACAGAAGTAGAACTATCTACTGAAGAAGAACCAAAACCAATAGTGTTTAACCCTGAAAACGAAAAGAAAATTGAAGGGTTTAAGTATAGTCAAAATAGAAGACGTACTACACTTGATAGAGTAATGAACAGATTAAGCGAATAAAAAATAAATTAATAATTAAAACTAATAAAAATGGGTGTATCTTTAACCTCAACGTATGCTGGAGAATTTAGTGGAAAATATATTTCTGCTGCTTTACTTTCAGCTGAAACATTAGACAAAGGTCTAATTACAGTAATGCCAAACGTAAAATATAAAAGTGTTTTACAAGTTGGTTCTTATAACGACATTGTAGCTAATGCAACTTGTGACTATACTGCAAGTGGTACATTAACAATGACAGAAAAAATTATCCAACCAGAAGAATTTCAAGTAAACGTAGATATTTGTAAAAAAGATTTAGTTAATTCTTGGGAAGCTGAACAAATGGGATATTCTGCTTTTGATAAATTAGCACCAAGTCTTTCTGACTTTGTAATAGCACATACTGCTGCAAAAGTTGCTTCTAAAATTGAATCTAACATTTGGAGTGGTCAAACTGCAAACGCTGGAGAATTTGACGGATTTTACTATTTAGCTACTGCTGGTGGTAGTGGTTGTGTTGCAGTAACTGGTACAACTGTAACTGCTGCAAACGTAATTGATGAAATGGGCAAAGTAGTAGACGCTATTCCAAGTGGTGTTTATGGTAAAGAAGACCTCTACATTTACGTAGCACCAAACGTAGCAAGAGCATATATTCGTGCTTTAGGTGGATTCGGCGCTAACGGTTTAGGTGCTAACGGTGTTAACGCACAAGGCACAACTTGGTTTAACAATGGTGGTCTTTCTTTTGACGGTATTCCAGTATTTGTTGGACAAGGTTTACCAGCACACTCAATGATGGCTGCACAAAAATCTAATATGTTCTTTGGAACTGGTCTATTAAATGACACTAACGAGGTTAGAGTATTAGATATGGCTGAATTAGACGGATCGCAGAATTGTCGTGTAATAATGAGATTTACAGCTGCTGTTGCAATGGGAATCAACTCAGACGTAGTTATTTACGCATAAGACTAATTAATTGAGGGGTGTAAAAACCCCTCTTATTTATAAACTTTTTAAAACTTAAAATATGTCGTGTGATATTATAGCTGGAAGAACGGAACAATGTAAAGACGCAGTAAGTGGCTTACACGCTATTTATATGGTAAATTACGGTGACGTAGACTTCCAAGCACTAAACCAATATGGTACTGGTGACAACACAGACCAAATTGTTTCAGTATTAACAGACGGTTTGACATTTAATATTTATAAGTTTGAACTAAAAGGTAATAATAGTTTTGAACAAGCTATTAATAGTAGTCGTGAAAACGGAACTACATTTTTTGAGCAAACGCTTACAGTTCAACTTAAAAGACAAGATGTTAAAGCCACTAAAAACGTAAAACTAATTTCTTATGGAAGACCAAGAATTATTATCCACGCAAGGGGTGACCAGTTCTTTTTAATGGGTCTTGACCAGGGTTGTGACGTTTCTGCTGGTACAATTTCAAGTGGTAGTGCTTTAGGTGACTTTAACGGTTATTCTTTAACATTTACTGCACAAGAAGAATTACCAGCAAACTTTATTAATTGTACAACTGAAGAAGAATTAAAACTATTATTACAAAACGGTGCTGGTGGTACTGGTTCTTGTACAATCGTAACTTCATAATAAACACTTTTCCTTTACTTTATACTTGTGTTAAGGGGGTTATTTCGGTAACCCCTTTTTTTTATTAGAAACAAAAACACGAAAATTAGTTATATAAGTATGGTTATACTAACAACTTCTACAAGTCCACAATCTTTTAAATTTATACCACGTTCTAAAACGTATGACGGTTTATATTTAACAGACGAAAGTACAAACGTAACTACACAAATTACAATTAGTTCAAACGCAACTAATGACTATTACGAAACTATTACTGCAACCTTTGTAGTGGCTTCACCAAGCTTTAATTTAAAAGAAGGTAGGTTTTACACTTTTGAAGTGCGTAATGGATCAAGCGTAGTTTATAAAGGTAAAATATTCTGTACAGACCAAGCAGTAAGTTCTTATAGTGTAAACCACAACACGTACACACAACATAGTACAACTAACGATTTTATAATGTATGAATAATAACAATCTACACGTATTAAATTTAAGTGCTTACGAAGCACCAGAAGTAGTTGAAAATAACAAAGACAACTACGTGACGTATGGCACTAACAATGATTATTACGATTTTCTAATTGAAAGGTATAAAAATAGTGCTACAAATAATGCTATTATAAACAATATATCAAAGTTTGTATATGGTAAGGGTTTAAATGCTACTGACGCTTCTAAAAAGCCAAATGAATACGCACAATTAATTACTTTATTAGATAAAGACGAACTAAAGAAGGTAATACTTGACTTTAAAATGTTAGGACAAGCAGCGTTCCAAGTACATTATTCTAAAGACCGTAAGAAAATAGCTAAGGTATATCATATGCCTATTCAACTAATAGCACCTGAAAAGTGTGATGAATACGGAAATATCAAAGGTTACTATTATTCTGACAATTGGAAGGACACTAAAAAGTTTCCACCTAAACGAATTGCAGCTTTTGGAACTTCAAAAGACAAAGTAGAAATATTATGTTTTAAAAATTACACGGTTGGAATGAAATATTTTGGTTGTGTAGACTATGTTGGTGCTTTAGCTTATTGTACACTTGAAGAAGAAATAAGCGACTACTTAATAAACGAAGTACAAAATGGTTTTAGTGGTACTAAAGTAGTAAACTTTAACAATGGTATTCCAACAGAAGAACAACAAAACATAATTTCAAATAAAGTAATGTCAAAGCTTACTGGTTCACACGGTCAAAAAGTAATTGTAGCTTTTAATAGTGATGAAACAAGTAAGACTACAATAGATGACATACAACTAAATGACGCACCAGACCACTACACATATTTAAGTGAAGAATGTTTACGTAAAATAATGCTTGGTCACAATGTAACTTCACCTTTATTATTTGGAATTGCAAACGCAAATGGTTTTAGTTCAAACGCAGACGAATTAAGAAATAGTTCTATTTTATTTGAAAACTTAAATATAAAACCAATGCAAGGTGTTATAATAGACGCTATTGAAAAGATATTAGCTTACAATGGTATTGCATTAAACTTATATTTCAGGACTTTACAACCTTTAGAATTTAAAGATTTAGACGGTTACAAAGACGCTGAAGAAAAAGAAGAAGAAACTGGATATAGTTTTAGTAAAGACGGTGTAACTAAAGAATTTAATTTAGAAGAATTAATAGACGAAATTGGTGAAGATGTACCAAGTGACTGGCTACTAATAGACGAATCAAAAGTAGACTATGATAATGAAATAGAACTTGACGAAATTATAGCAAAAGCTAACAAAAGTAGCGAAGATAAAAGCACATTATCAAAAATATATAAGTTTGTTACACAAGGTGTAGCAAGACCAAATGCAAAAAGTAGACAAGATATAGAAGTAGACGGCATTAAATTTTACACAAGGTACAGATATAAAGGTAATGCACCAGATGACAATACAAGGGAGTTCTGTTCTAAAATGTTAGAAAAAAACAAGATATATCGTAAAGAGGATATAATGCAAATGCGAACTAAACCAGTCAATCCAGGTTGGGGTAGAGGTGGTGCTGATACTTATTCAGTATGGTTGTATAAAGGTGGTGGTTCTTGCAGACATTTTTGGCAGCGTGAAGTGTACGCACAATTTAAAGACGCACCAGGTTTGAATATTAAAGATCCACGTGTAAAACCTAAAGCAACTGACGCTTCTATAAAAAAATTAGAAAAATATGGCTACTATACAAACAAAGGTAAAATGATGAATGGCGACCAAGTAGCACAAAAACCACGAACTATGAAAAATAGAGGTTTTATAAAACCAAGAAATTTTACAACACCAGTAAACGACTAATATGGCAAACGTACTTTTAATATCAAGAAACGACATAACACGCTATACTGCTTTAAATGGTAATG